ATTCCGCCCAGATCGGCAGCTCCGGGGATTCCGCCCAGATCGGCAGCTCCGGGGATTCCGCCCAGATCGGCAGCTCCGGGGGTTACGCCAAGATCGGCAGCTCCGGGGGTTACGCCAAGATCGGCAGCTCCGGGGGTTGCGCCAAGATCGGCAGCTCCGGGGGTTGCGCCAAGATCGGCAGCTCCGGGGATTCCGCCCAGATCGGCAGCTCCGGGGATTCCGCCCAGATCGGCAGCTCCGGGGGTTTCGCCAAGATCGGCAGCTCCGGGGATTCCGCCCAGATCGGCAGCTCCGGGGGTTACGCCCAGATCAATTCGAGCGGGGAGGACAGCGTGATCTGTTGCGCCGGACACAGAGGCAAAGTGAAAGCGAAGAAAGGCTCATGGGTGACATTGTCTGAATGGAAGTATGATAATGACAAGGATCGCTATATTCCGCTCAAGGTCGTCACGTTCCAGATCGACGGAGAGGAATACAAGGAAGGTCGCTGGTACACGCTTCGTGGCGGGAAGGTCATTGACGTAACGGAGGGATAGTTATGAAAAAGAAAAACAAGATTGAAGCCATGAGCGACAGGGAGTTTCAACTCTACACCGACCGTGTGGAGCGGACTTTCACGGCAGCCCTCTATGCCGCTGTCATACTGGTCTTTGCCGCCATCGTGGCGGCGTGGCTCTACATCCTTCCGCAGTATGAGTTGTGGAGGGCGGAGATTGATGAAAAGGTCGAACAGGTGCAGGAGGTGGAGCCATGAAAGGTAAACAATATATTGGATAAAACAAATGAAACCGCATAAATTCGATTATCGTTGGACTTTGAAAGATGCCCACTTCACCAAAGACAAAGGGGCGGTCTTTTCATGTTTTGCTTGTGGGGGGGGGCAGTTCTATGGGTTACAAACTTGCCGGGTTCGATGTAATCGGGTGCAATGAGATAGACCACCGCATGATGTACGCATATTGTCAGAACCACAACCCCAAGTTTCCTTTCCTTGAACCGATACAGACGTTCAAGGATAGAACGGACTTGCCGCCCGAATTGTACAATCTTGACGTGTTGGACGGGTCGCCCCCTTGTTCCACGTTTTCGGTCGCCGGAAGTCGTGAAGAAGCATGGGGCAAGATGAAGCACTTTCGAGAGGGGCAAGCGGTGCAAGTGTTAGACACCTTGTTTTTCGACTTCATAGACCTTGCAAAGAAGCTGCAACCGAAAGTCGTTGTCGCCGAAAACGTCAAAGGTTTGTTGCTTGGTGAAGCCAAAGACTATGTAAGACGGATATATGAGGGCTTCGAGGATGCCGGGTATTATTGCCAACATTGGTTGCTTGATGCTCAAAAGATGGGTGTTCCGCAAAGGCGTGAACGTGTGTTCTTTGTCTGTTTGCGAAAAGACCTTGCCGTCCCATTCTTGGTGATGCAAGACCTTTTCAACGAAGTGCCGAAATTAGACCTTGACTTCAAAGAAGCACCAATTATGTTTTCCGATGTCGTTGCGGGCGTTGGTCGTGAAATAAAATCAAAGGAGATGCGGAAAAGATGGGAATCAAGATTGCCGACCGATGATGATTTTGGTGATGTAACAACAAGGCTTTATGGACGGCGATTGGCATTCAACACGCAATTTGCATTCCTTGACCGTGTGTGCAATACTCTTACGAGAAAAGAAGATTCCAATGTGCATTATGATAAACCGTTTTATCTTTCGACCCAAGAAGTGACGACAATTGCAACATTTCCACAAGACTACAATTTTGCGGGTAATAAACCCCATTATGTGTGCGGAATGTCCGTGCCGCCCGTGATGATGGCACAAGTGGCATCCCGTATATATGACCAATGGTTATCAAAAATTAGAAAATAGGATTATGAACAAAGTTGAATTATTCAATGACCATTTTCAGAATTTCAAGGTTTATGGCATACCAAAGGCGCAATTGATTATTGCCGACCCGCCATATAACCTTGGAAAGAACGCATACGCCAGCAATCCATCGTGGTATGTTGACGGGGACAACAAGAATGGGGAATCGGACAAAGCCGGAAAGGAGTTTTTCGACACCGACAAGGATTTTCTTCTCCGTTGGAATTTATGCACTTTTGTTCGCGAATGCTTGTGAAAGAGCCAAGGGAATCCGGGAAAGCACCTTGCATGATTGTGTTTTGTGAGTTTGAGCAACAATTCGAGTACATCAAACTTGGCAAGCAATACGGATTCAACCATTACATCAACCTTGTGTTCCGCAAGAACTTTTCCGCAGAGGTATTGAAAGCCAATATGCGAATCGTTGGAAATTGCGAATATGGCGTGTTGCTTTATCGCGACAAATTGCCAAAGTTCAACAATGATGCCGTTGGTGGCGGAATGGTGTTCAATTGCATTGATTGGAGACGTGACACGAAAACGCCAAAAGTGCATCCGACACAAAAGCCCGTGCCATTGCTGCAATACCTTATCCGCATATTCACCGACCCCGGCGATGTTGTCATTGACCCGTGCGCCGGAAGCGGTTCAACGCTTTTCGCCGCAAAGGAACTTGGGCGGCGCGCATACGGATTTGAAATCAAAAAGGACTTTTTCAAGGCGGCACAAGAAAAGGTTTTGAGCCGCCCTATTCAAGCAAGTTTGTTCTAAAATGAAATACGAAAATATTCCAAAAAAATGTCAATATGTCCGTGCCGCCCCTGATGATGGCGCAAGTGAGTAATCAAGTATGGTTGCAATGGTCACCCAAAATTGAGGGAAAGAAATGAGAACACAATGCCTACAATGCATGAACCTCCAACTCATCGACGGCGAGCCGAAATGCACGCTGGGCAAGCCGATTACGGGGCTTGTAGGAGGATACGAGTACTGCACCGAGCAGGTGTACGGAACCCACGAATCCATGACCGGAAAGAAGGTCTGCTCCAAGTGCGGCAAGGCCGTGCCGACGGATGAGTTCTACCGCTCTCCACGCTCCGCCGACGGGCTGGACTACTGGTGCAAATGGTGCCTGAAGGAGAAGAACATACGGAACCAAGACCGTGCCGTCGCCATGAACCGGGAGCGGATGCGCCGTGACCCCGAATACCGGGAGCGGCGCCGGGCGTATCATCGTGAGTATCACCGGAAGCACTACCGGAAGAAGAAGGAGATTGCAGTATGAAGATGCTGCTGCTCAATACCTCCGCTGGATTAAAGCCTATGTATGATGCTGATTATGAGGAAAAGAAGAAACTCAAAATCGGGCAGGTGTACTCGGTGGAGATAAAGCAGCACCGGAACCCACGCTTCCACCGCCTTTACTTTGCGCTCATAAGCTGCGCATGGGAGTACCTGCCGGAAGAGGTGCAACAGCATTACGGCACGTCCGAGGGATTCCGGAAGACGGTTGAGGTTGCGGCTGGAAACTATGACCTGCTTTGGGATCTGGAATTGAATAAGTTTGTCCACGCCCCGAAGTCCGTATCATTCGCAAGCATGGACGAGACGGCATTCAAGGACTTGTATGACAAGGTAAAGGACGTAATCTTTTCCATAATCGGGAGATGGGTCACCCCGGAAGAATTTGATAAGAACCTTATAAACTTTTGACTATGAGATACACCAAATCAAAACGCAAGACAAGATACACCCGACCCCGCTCCGATGATTTGTATCACACGAACCGCTGGACGGAACTTGCAAAGGCATTCAAGGCTGCGCATCCGCTTTGCGCTGAATGCCGGAAGCGTGGAATCATCAAGGCTGCGGACTGTGTGGATCACATCATACCGATGCCGATATGCAGGGATTTTTTTTATGAGCGATCCAACCTCCAATCCCTCTGCAACGACTGTAACAATGCGAAGGGTCAGAGGGATAAAGCGATGATAAGTCGCTGGCGACGGAAGAACAGGGGGGTAGGGGGTGTAAATCTCTCAGCCGATTTTCTCCAAGACCCCACAACCAAAAAAGAAAACGCGCCGCCGAAATATAGACCGAAAGTTTTCACTATCGAACAGATACAAAACAATGGCCGGAACAAGTAATTCAGGACGCAAAAGAGTGTCCAAAGAACTGATGAAATTGAGGGGTACGGAAAGGGCTGGAAGGGGCATGGAAATCACCGTTCACGGAGAAAAAATCACCCAGTTCCGGCAATGCCAGTACGTGCAGGGCTACGACACCCTCAACGAGCGTCAAAAGAAGATTTTCAAATTCTCATGCGAGCAACTCATCGCATTGAAGTTGCTGGAAAAGGCTTATCTACCGGGGATGATATTCTACGCTAAGGAATTCGATACCTACCTCAACGCAGATGCCGACATCGAGCGCAACGGAAGATACATTCTTGAACGTGGCGCATCCGGCGAGGTCATCGGCACGACGGAGAACCCTTCGGTCAAGCACCGCAACAAGGCGCTGGAAAATATCATCAGATTAGGCTCCAATTACGGCTTCACGCCCGTAGATCGTCAGCGAATCCGGATGGAGCACGGCAATACCGCCGACCCCAAGATCAACATGATCAACATTATCATGAACGGAAAGAAGAAGGAGGCGCCCAATGATCAATAAAGTTGAAAAATACGTGTCGGATGTTCTTGACGGAACCATCCCCTCCTGCAAGATGATCCGCCTTGCCGTGGAGCGGTATGTCCGTGACAAGACGAGGGATGATCTGTACTTCTGCCAAGACGATTTTGAACGGTTCTGCCGATTCTCTGAATCTTTGAAGCATTTCAAGGGCGCATTTGCCGGGAAGCATATCAAATTAGAGGGCTGGCAACTTTTCGCAGCCGCCAACATTTTCGGATGGAAGCGAAAGGAGACCGGGTATCGAAGATTCACCAGTGCGGAGATCTACGTTCCCCGCAAGAACGGGAAGACGACTTTCGGGGCTGATATCGGGCTTTTTCTGCTTCATTGCGACAATGAACCTGCTGCGGAGGTCTATTCTGCCGCCGTGGACAAGGAACAGGCGAAGATCTGCTTTGACACCGCCAAGCACCTCCTTGCCGGAAGCCCCTTTTCAGCGATCTCGGAATCC